ATCCTAATCTGTGTCCAGAGATGTTGGCACACGTAAGATCAAAACCTAGATGGGCTCACCCAGCCAAAGTGATATGGTATGAAAAACCTTTTAAAAAAAGTGTTCGTCAATTATTGGCAGGGCAAGGTTTAAAATTCAAAGAAAACAACGTCAAAAAATTTTTAGCACGGCAAGGTATACACGTTCCTGTCGAGTTTATGGATCATCATGAAAGTCATGCGGCTTATGGTTATTTTTCATCTCCATACAAAGACGCCGCAGTAGTTGTTTTAGATTCTATCGGTGAGTTTGAAACATACACAATATGGCATGGACATGGTGACAAATTAGAAAAGAAATACACACAAAAATATCCTCACAGTATTGGTTTATTTTATTCAGCAATGACACAACGTTGCGGGTTCGAAGCCAATGCGGAAGAATACAAACTGGAACAACTAGCACAAAAAGGCAATTGGCGAAAATATCATAGACTGATGATGGAAGAAATAATCAAAACTAGAATGCCGTTTGTCACAAGATTAAATTTACACAGAGGTTGCAATTGGTGGAGACCAGAACTAAATTCTGATAAAGACCTAGCAGATTTGGCGGCAACTACGCAACACATTTTTGAACAAGTGCTGATGTGTGCAAGTTCTTGGATACAGATGAACATACCAACACAGAACATTGTTTTGGTAGGAGGTTGTGCCTTGAACAAAACTGCTAGAAGCAAACTAGAATCTGTTTGGGACGACATATGGGTTCCAAAAAATCCTGGAGATCCTGGATCATGTATAGGCGCAGTGTGTGCCAGATACAAGAAGCACATTGACAATTCTGACGAAATGTGGTATAATAAGGAACATGGCAAAACAGAATAAAGATTATGGATATGACATACAAAAGTTGTATCTAGAAATGATGTTACAGAACGCAGAAACTTTTGTGCGTTGCCAATCTATATTTGACTATTCACTGTTTGATAGAAAACTTCAAGACACAGCACAGTTCATAAACAAGTATGTAACTGAATACAATCAGTTGCCAACGTATGATATTGTTAACAAGTCTTGCAGTGTTGATCTCAAAAAAACTGAACAACTAACAGAAGAACACTTTGATTGGTTACTCAATGACTTTGAAACTTTTGTACGACATAAAAGTTTAGAAAGAGCAATATTAAAATCTGCTGATATGCTTGAAAAAGGTGAGTATGGTCCAGTCGAAGACTTGGTCAAAAAGGCAGTGCAGATTGGACTACACAAAGATATAGGAACAGATTACTTTGCAGATCCTAAAGCAAGGTTGATGGGTTTGAAAAATCAAAATGGTCAAGTCAGCACAGGTTGGGCAACACTAGATAAAAGATTGTTTGGTGGATTCAACAAAGGTGAATTGAATATTTTTGCAGGTGGATCAGGTGCAGGTAAGTCTTTATTTCTTGCAAACTTAGGTTGCAACTGGGTATTGAATGGAATGAATGTTGCATACATCACTTTTGAATTGAGCGAGCCACTTGTGAGTATGAGGGTAGATTCTATGTTGACAGATGTTCCAACAAAAGAAATATTCAAAGACTTAGATGGTGTAGAGATGAAAGTTAAATTACTTGGTAAAAAGTCAGGTAAGTTTCAGATCAAATATATGGCAAGTGGTAAAACAACAAATGATCTAAGAAGTTACATAAAAGAATATGAAATTAAAACAGGTACGAAACTAGATGTTGTGCTTGTTGATTATTTAGATTTGATGATGCCAATGAATAAGAAAGTAAGTCCAAGTGATCTCTTTGTTAAAGACAAATTTGTATCAGAAGAATTAAGAAACTTGGCTATGGAATTGAACGTGATTTTTGTAACAGCATCTCAGTTGAACAGAGGTGCAGTAGAAGAAATAGAGTTTGATCATTCACACATAGCAGGTGGTTTAAGTAAAATACAAACTGCTGATAACGTGTTTGGTATATTCACAAGCAGAGCAATGAGAGAACGTGGCAGATATCAAATACAATTAATGAAAACAAGAAGTTCAAGCGGTGTTGGTATGAAGATTGATTTAGAATTTGATGTTGATAGTTTGCGTATTAGAGACTTAGGTGATGATGCAGAATATCAAGAGTTTGACAAACGTAAAAGCACAATCTACAATTCATTAAAACAAACTTCCACAATCACTGAAGATACATCTGCTCCAAAAGAAATTACTCCACCGGATCCAAGAAAAGGTGATACAGTAGGCAGAGTAAACACTGACAACACAGATCAAACTAAATTAAGGGACTTCTTAAAGAACCTTGATGAAAATGAATAAATCTTACTCAAGAGTAGTTGTTCCAAAAGATTTAGACTCAGGAACATCAACAGAAACTTCCACATGGATAGCAAATAATATTTCGCGTGAATTCTATCTGCCTATGGTTGTAAGTGCAGATGCTGATATCTCAAAAGATGATTTGGTTGTACTTGGTGGAGTTGGTGGACATGAAGATCCGAGAATACATCAAAAACTAGAAGCAAAAGGAATAGATTATATTAATGTTGAAAAAGGCTACTGTAATTGGTGGAAGCCAAAGTTTTGGAGAGTTTGTTTTAACGAAAATCAAGTCACTAATATTAAATCAGGATTTGATAATACACGATTTAATAAATTTAAAATGCCAATTAAAAAATGGCAAAAAGGTGAACAAGTTTATATTGTTGCTCCCAGTCAAAACGGATTAGACTTTTATGGAATTAAAAAGTCTGTTGATGAATGGATAGCAGAAGTTGAAACTGAAGTTAAGAAGTACACCAATAGACCTATAAAAATAAGAAAAAAAGGAAACAAGAAATCTAGAGGATCACGAGGTTTTTGTGATTCTTTGGACAACATTTATTGCGTTATCAGTTTACACACCATGGCTGTAACAGAAGCATTACGAGAAGGAGTGCCTATTATATCTTTGATTCCGGGTGTGCTGAAAGATTATAGTGTAGACAGTATTTCAAAAATAAATGATTTATATTACCCTTCAGGTCTGGAAAGACAAAAAGTTTTTAACTGTCTAACTAGTATTCAATGGAGTTCAGAAGAATTAAGTAATGGCACATTCCTTGCACCTTTCATAGCATACTACGGCTTGAACATTTTACCAAAATCACAAATCCAATAATTTTCTAAACATAAATATTGTTTTAGGCAAAGAGGCAAACAATGAAAGATTTAGAAAACATACAAAGGCTCACTGAACGTTTTAAAAGGCAAATGCCCAACGGTGAAGTGTACCAACAAAGACTCGCAGAAGAATTTGAATTAATATTAAAACAAAGATTCACAGAATACTTCTTAAAAATTTGCGATATCATAGACATAACACAAGATGTAAAACACATGACAAGAGGATCAGCAGGATCATCTCTTGTGTGCTACTTGTTAGGAATAACTGATGTAGATCCAGTTAAGTGGAATATACCTGTTGCACGTTTCTTAAATCCACTGCGTGATGACTTACCAGACGTAGACATAGACTTTGAACACTGGCGACAGAAAGATATTATGGAACGTATCTTTAAAAAATGGCCCGGCAAGACTGCACGTATTTCAAATTACGTAACCTATCAACCCAAGTCAGCAAAACGCGAAGCGGCAAAACGTTTAGGTGTAAAAGGAAACTTGCCACGTAATTTTAAATATGAAGATTACGATATAGATCCCAAAGAAGCAAAACGTATTGAACAAAAATTATTAGGCAAAAAACGTTGCATATCAAAACATTGTGGTGGTATAATAATGTTTGACCGGCAACTACCTAAAAGTTTAATCAGTGAAGACAATCAAATATTATTAGACAAGTATGAAGTAGAAGACTTGGAACATTTAAAAGTTGATATACTTGCCAATAGAGGATTAAGTCAATTATTAGAAATAGATCCTGATAGAAATTTAACAGACTATCCTGAAGAAGATGAAGCAACAGCCAATCTTTTACGCAGAGGTGATGTGTTAGGAGTTACACAAGGAGAGTCACCTGCTATGCGTAGACTGTTTAGAGCAATACAACCTAAAAGTGTATATGATTGTGTATTTGCAACAGCCATGATAAGACCTGTGGCACTAACAGGAAGACAAAAAGCATCAATGTTTAATGACTGGACAAAGGACGGAGTACAAGATAGTATTGTGTTTGAAGACGATGCTATTGAAATTATTTCTGAAATTATAGGTATTGATATGTATGAAGCAGATATGTATCGCAGAGCATTTGCTAAACGCAAAGATGAAAAAATATTAGAGTTTGTGGAAAAACTAGGTAATCATCCTAAAAAGCAAGAAGCAATAGACACACTGATGACACTTTCAGGATTTGGATTGTGTAGGGCACACGCAGTAAATCTTGGAAGATTGATTTGGGCATTAGCATATCAGAAAGCACACAATCCTCAAAAATTTTGGGAGGCTTGTTTGAAACATTGTGAAGGTTCGTATAGACGTTGGGTTTACAATATTGAAGCACAAAGAGTTGGTGTAGACAATGAACCTGGTTGGTGGCGAAGAGGATTCATACCCAAGTGCAAAGTAGCAACGCAATATCTAGATTATGTAGAGTTTGCAGGAGTTGTTGCTAATGGTAGAGTGTTCAGAGGTAAAAATGGCAAGTACATAACATTTGTAACACTTGGAATAGGTCCAGGCGAGTACATAGACATCACAGTCAAGAAACCTTTCAGTTACAGAGATGGTGATGTAATATCAGGCAGAGGCAAAGTCAAACATCATAACAATTCAGACTATGTGGAGTGTGCTGATGTAGAACTGCATTCATTCCAGCAGTGGTTAAAAACCTGATATATACTGATATGAACTTTTGGGAAAGAATTTTAGTAGAGATTGAATCTGAATTCAAAAATAAAGAAAGATTTTTGCAACATAAACACATTTCAGTAACAATCTGTCCAAGCCAAAAGGAAAAAACATTAAATCATTTAAATCATGTGAAGAAAAACGAATATTTTTTAAATGAAGTTTTACCTAAAGTACGTGATTCAAGAGTAGGTGAGCCAATTCTAACT